GTTGGCACAGGGATCCTGTTGTCGAAATCGGGCAGCGCTCTTCGACGTAATGCCGAGAGAGAGCTCTTTCTCAACGGCAACTACCACACCACCGACGCTTAGAAAGGAGGATGGAGAATGGACATGAGTATCTTGAATAATACGAAGAAGATCCTCGGTATTGGCGTTAACGATACGTCATTTGATCTCGATGTCATCCTGCACATCAATTCGGCCTTCTCCATCCTTACTCAAATGGGGGTGGGCCCCTCTGAGGGGTTCGCAATCGAGGATGAGACTGCACAGTGGGAAGACTTTATCTTCGGCTTTCTCGAGTTCGCTCCATACTTGGCTCTGGTTAAGATCTGTGTGTACCTTCGAGTGCGTCTAGCCTTCGATACTCCACAGATGGGCTATCTGGTTAAGGCTCTGGAGGACCAGATTGCTGAGCATGAGAAGCGCCTCTCTAATGCGAGAGAGGCTGTTCAGTGGGTTGATCCTGATCCACCACGTCTGATCGAGCTTTAGAAAGGAGACTGTATGTCTAAACTCATACGAAACACGTACGCGGGATGGGTGAGTAGTAACCCTATTATCGCCTTGGGAGACACCGGTTTCGAGAGAGATACTGGTCGGTCGAAGATTGGTGATGGAGTTAAGGCTTGGAATGATCTGAACTATTTCAATGGGACTTCTGGTAGTGGGGGTGGGGGTGGGTTCATACGAAACACCTACGCAGGATGGGTGAGTAGTAACCCTGTTCTCGCCTTAGGGGATACCGGATTCGAGAGAGACACCGGCCGGTTTAAGATTGGTGATGGAGTTAAGGCTTGGAATGATCTGAAGTATTACAACGATACTTCTGCTAGCGCTCCGGTTGGGGGTGGGAGCGATCCTAGGGTGTTGGGTTTTGAGGACTTTGCCGACACAGAGTTTGACCCTAACTTTGCCTTCACGTACAGTGGCACTCCTTGGGCGCTAGCATCTGACGCAGGGATGTTCACGGGAGTTTCTTCGCTTAAGAGTAGTCCAACACCCGATAATGGTCAAACTAGTTGTTTTGTGGGCTTCACAGTACCTAGCGGTAAGGTTGGGGTTTTTACGGCAGTGGTGAGGGCATCTTCTGAAGGGGCCGCTTGGGACTATATACGCGCTTGGGTGGGAGTTGCCCCCCTTTTTGGGACAGGTGATGACTACAGCAACCAAACAAACGTTGGCGGTAATCCCTCCCGTTGGGCTACGCTACCTCAGAGATTCCTTGCCGGGGCTCATACTGTTGAGTTTCGTTACCAAAAAGATGGTAGTGCTGTGGCGGGGTTCGATGCTGGATATATCGACAGTCTGGCCGTCCTGCTTTATGATGCTTGAGACTAAAAATAGAAAGGAGGTGAGCATGAGCAATCAGACAGTGGCTGGCGAAGAGTTCTTAGACTCGCTTTCCCACTATGGTGTCAAAGGAATGAAGTGGGGTGTTCGGAAAGATCGACCTACTACTGCGGTGTCTACTGAGTCAAAGACCACTAGCAGGGGGAAGGCTAAAGCTAAGGCAGAAGGTGGAGAGAGGCATCCTGCATCGGCAGATGCGCGAAAAGTCGCAGGAAGCAAACAGAAGTTGAAGAAGAGCGGAATGGATTCTCTATCTAACCAGGAGATTAAAGATCTTAACGAGCGAATGAATCTTGAAGTTAATCTCACCCGTCTGGACAAGGAAACGAAATCAGGTGGACAGAAGTTTGTAACTAAGCTCTTTGAGCCGCCTAAGCCACGGGAAGTTCGCCAGTTGATTCTTAATAAGTCTAAGAAGAAGTAGAGAGGAGGTTAGTGTGAGTTTGTCGAATACTGCGGTTCCGATCTATTACGGTCAGTTCCGTGATGCGGTTGTCCGTGGCGACATTCCGGTGAATCGGGAGATCTCGATGGAGATGAATCGCATCGATGCACTCATCGACAACCCCAACATCTACTATGATGATCAGGCAGTAGAAGGGTTTATGCGGTTCTGTGAGGGCGAGATGACTCTTACTGACGGATCAGATCTTCATCTCCTATTCACTTTCAAACTTTGGTCTGAGCAGATCTTCGGCTGGTACTACTTCGTCGACCGATCGGTGTATGTTCCCTCAGAGGGCGACCGGGGTGGCCACTATGAGACAAGGACAATCAAAAAGCGGCTGATAGTCAAACAATACCTCATTGTGGCCAGAGGCGCAGCCAAGTCAATGTACGCCGCCTTGATCCAGGCCTTCTTCCTAACAGTAGACACATCCACTACTCACCAGATCACTACCGCCCCAACTATGAAGCAGGCCGAAGAAGTAATGTCACCTATAAGAACCGCTATTACTAGAACTCGTGGTCCTCTGTTTAAGTTCTTGACAGAAGGCTCAATGCAGAACACTACAGGTAATAGGTTGCTTAGACAGAAGCTTGCTTCTACTAAGAAAGGCGTTGAGAACTTTCTCACTGGTTCTTTGTGTGAGATTAGACCAATGTCTATCAACAAGCTTCAGGGTTTGAGAACCAAGATCTCTACTATCGATGAATGGTTGTCCGGTGATCTTAGAGAAGACATCATTGGTGCTGTTGAACAGGGTGCTTCTAAGTTGGACGACTATTTGATCGTCGCTATCTCATCGGAAGGAACGGTTCGAAACGGTTCTGGAGATACCGTCAAAATGGAACTTGCTGACATACTTAAGGGTGAGTACGTTGCGCCGCACATCTCGATCTGGCACTACAAGTTGGACGAGATAGAGGAAGTTGCGGACCCATCGACGTGGTTGAAGGCAAATCCGAATCTTGGACAGACTGTTACCTATGAGGTCTATCATCTAGACGTTGAGCGAGCCGAGAAAGCGCCTGCATCACGTAACGACATTCTAGCTAAGCGGTTTGGGATTCCGATGGAGGGCTATACCTACTTCTTCACTTACGAGGATACTATTCCACATCGGCCACGTGACTTCTGGCAGATGCCGTGCGCATTGGGCGCAGATCTTTCTCAAGGAGATGACTTCTGTGCATTCACCTTTCTCTTTCCATTAGGGGGAGATAAGTATGGGGTTAAGACTCGGAGCTACATCACCGAGAGAACATTAATGCAATTACAAATGGCAATGCGGCATAAGTATGAAGAGTTTATCAATGAGGGTTCTCTTCATGTTATGAGTGGTACCGTGTTGGACGTTATGGAGGTCTACGAAGATCTTGATCAGTTTGTGATTGCATCGGAGTACGATGTCCGGTCTTTGGGCTATGACCCATACAACGCTAAGGAGTTCGTAGCTCGTTGGGAAGTTGAGAACGGAGCCTTCGGGATCGAGAAGATCATGCAAGGGGCTAAGTCGGAGTCGGTTCCTTTGGGTGAGCTCAAGAAGCTTTCTGAGGATCGGAATCTCATCTTTGATCAACAGCTCATGATGTTCGCTATGGGTAACGCAATCACACTGGAGGATACTAATGGAAACCGAAAGCTTCTAAAGAAGCGTCAGGAGGAGAAGATCGATAACGTGGCAGCCCTTATGGATGCCTACATCGCCTTCAAACTTAACAAGGAGGCTTTCGAATGAGCGATTATTTCGAAGATGGTCGAGAGTTCCTTGAGCACTATGGTGTGCTAGGAATGAAGTGGGGCGTTCGGAAGGAACGAGTTGCTGCTGATCCGTCCTTTCGAGGTAAGCCATATTCGTCAAAGGAAGGAAACGGCCACGGTTCGAAAAAGTTTGAACTGACGAAGCAGGCTGATCTTGTGGTTGATCGCCAAAAGGGATTCGCTGATGTTCGCCCAAAAGATGGATTTAAGAACTCGAAAGTAAAACGTAATCACGACGAAATGGTTGCGTCTTTGGAGATGCTGCGCGAGGAGTATCCAGCGATTCGTGATCTGAAGGTCGAGGTCGTACCCATGTCTCACTCTCCTGAGTTCAAACCGTTTTATTCTCGAGGATCAGCTGCTGCGGCAGCATCTGGTAAGCCTGGTGAAATACGCATCGCTTATCATGATACTCAAAAGGAACTAACTGGTCGTCAACAGAAATACATGAAGCGCCTGATGCCCGGCATGGTAAACGCCGGATATGCCGGTAATCATGAAATGGGTCATGTTCTGGCAATGACAAATCAGAAAACATATCCGCCAGCCTGGGACGCTTCGCACGCCGGTGTGCGAGGCAAGCTGTCTTATGTTCGCACAAGAGATAGTAATCATCGAGGGAAGCTAAACGAGCACGACCTATCGTTCAAAGAACTTTCTAAGCTCAGTCCTTATGCTTCGTCAATGCCTGAGGAAGCGTTGGCCGAATTGGCTGGAAATTACTTCACTCCAATACTTAGGCGCCAGATGGCTCCCGACTTAGAACGAAAGGCCACTTCTCTGTTTGACGATCTAGGAGGTAAACGAAAGTCATGAGTAACGTTCCGACAACTCCAGAAGGTCAGGCAGAGTTTGATAAAATTGTCTCCGACAACCTCAAACTTGGTGATTGGGGCAAACCGAAAGTGGACCTAGCATTCGACGTGGGCAAAGAAGATTTCACCTCTCCGGGAGAGGCTCTTGAACACTTCGGCACTAAGCTAAAGGAGTATAAGAAGAACGGTAATGAGTGGATCGACAGAGAACTTTACGATAAGTAAGGAGGTGATGTATGGCAATTGGCAATAGGTTGAAACATGCTTGGAACGCGTTCAATAACCAACCATTAGATCCACTTGGAACTCATGCTTCTGGAGAATACTGGGGCGGTGGGGGTCGACCAGATCGAGCTAGACTGCACATCTCAAGTGAGCGTTCTATTATCTCCTCGATCTATACTCGGTTGGGAATAGATGTAGCTTCTATCAACATTCTACATTCTCGAGTGGACGACCAACACCGCTTTCTTGAGGAGATTGATAGTGGGCTCAATAACTGTCTTACTCTAGAAGCGAATATTGATCAGGCTGCCCGAGCATTTCGTCAGGACATTGCTATGACCCTGTTCGATAAGGGTGTTGCGGCGGTTGTTCCGGTAGATACTACTCTTAGCCCAATCAGTAATGGTAGTTGGGATATTAAGACTATGCGGGTAGGTGAGATTATTAGTTGGTATCCCAAGCATGTGCGAGTTCATCTCTATAACGAGGACAAGGGTCGTCGTGAACAGATCACTGTCCCTAAGACTATGGTCGCCATCATTGAGAATCCGCTATATTCTGTAATGAACGAGCCTAACTCGACTCTCCAGAGATTGATGCGAAAGCTTGCTCTTTTGGATGGATCAGATGAACTTGCTTCTTCGGGTAAACTCGACCTTATCATTCAACTTCCGTACGTCATCAAGTCGGAGGCACGTCGACAGCAAGCTGAGCAACGACGTAAGGACATTGAGTTCCAGTTGAAAGGCAGCCAGTACGGTATTGCCTATACTGATGGGACAGAGAAGATCACTCAACTTAATCGTGCCGTTCAGAACAATCTTCTTGATCAAGTACAGATGCTTACCAAGCTTCTATATTCTCAGTTGGGTTTGACTGAGGAAGTCATGAACGGTACGGCGGATGAGAAGACCATGCTGAACTATATGAATCGAACGGTTGAACCGCTCTGTGATGCTATTGTCCAAGGAATGCGTCGTGTGTTCCTTACAAAGACTGCTCGGACACAAGGTCAAGATATTCTGTACTTTAGGGATCCATTCAAACTCATCCCAATAGGTGGCGAAGGTGGTATCGCTGATATTGCTGATAAGTTTGCTCGTAACGAGATTTTGTCATCTAATGAGCTCCGTCAGATCGTTGGGTACAAGCCATCGAAGGAACCGAAAGCCGATCAGTTGATCAACGCAAACATGCCAACTAGTGACACTGGTGTTGGTGGCAATAAGACTTCTTCAAAGAATGAAGACTTTGAGAAAATTAAACAAGAACAGATCGAGCTAGAAAAGGAGAAGGAAAATGGGAAATAAGACCCTTCTGGACTTCGGAGACTCTTCGCCGGAGACCAGCCTCATGCACTCAGATGTAAAGCCTGATTTCTCAGGATGGGCCACTAAGGCTAATCTGCAGTGTTCAGACGGTCGCACTATTCTAACCGATGCCTTCAAGCATCAGGACAAGATGCGAGTGCCTCTCGTCTGGCAGCACGGCCACAGTGAACCGGGTAATGTCCTGGGGTACGCCATCCTCGAGCATCGTGATGAGGGTGTGTATACCTACGGATATTTCAACGAGACTACCTCGGGACAGAACGCCAAGACTCTCGTTCTTCACGAGGACATCAAGGCGCTCTCGATCTTCGCCAACAAGCTGGTCGAGAAGGCTAAGCAGGTCTCACATGGCATCATTCGTGAGGTCTCGCTCGTTCTGGCGGGTGCCAATCCTGGCGCCCTGATCGATAACATCGAGCTCCAGCATGCCGATGGCGAGCAAGTCACGATCGAAGACGAGGCCATCATCTATACCGGAGAGACCCTGCAGCATGAGGGCGACTCCGATGATTCGGAGACCGAGGACGATGGCACCGTCCAGGACGTCTATGACGACATGACCGATGAGCAGAAAGAGGTCGTCCACTATCTGGTGGGTGCGGCTCTCGAGACCAATACCGCTCCGAGCGGTGATAAGACGAAGCTCGCTCAGAACGGCGTTAAGCCGGATCTCGACACGATCGCTCACAACAAGGGAGGACGAACCATGAACCGCAATATCTTCGAGCAGCAGAACTCGAAGGGTGACGATGAGAAGCATGAGCTTACTCACGACGCCGTTCGGGGGATCGCAGCGGATGCCGTCAAGCGCGGCTCGCTGAAGTCAGCTGTCGAGGCATATGCCCTCGAGCACGGTATCAACGACATCGACACCCTGTTCCCGGATGCGAAGACCCTTACGTCGACGCCCGAGTGGGACAAGCGTCGCACCGAGTGGGTAGCGTCCGTCCTCAACGGGACCCGTCACTCGCCGTTCTCGCGTATCAAGTCGATCATCGCCGACATCACGGTTGACTCGGCGCGAGCGCTGGGTTACATCAAGGGTAACATGAAGAAGGAGGAGTTCTTCGGGCTCACCAAGCGCATCACGACGCCGACGACGATCTATAAGAAGCAGCAGCTCGATCGCGATGACATCATCGACATCACCGACTTCGATGTCGTGTCGTGGCTCAAGGCCGAGATGCGGCTCATGCTCGATGAGGAGCTCGCGCGCGCGGTGCTGATCGGCGATGGCCGGCCGGCGGAGGACCCGGCGAACGCGGGCAACCCCAACCCCGACAAGATCCGGGACCCTGCTGGGGCCGCGGACGGTGCGGGCATCCGTTCGATCCTCAACGACCACGATCTCTATGCGGCCAAGATCGATGTCGAGGGTGGCACGAGTCTCCTCGACTCGGATCCGTCGGCAATCGTCGACGCGGTCCTTCTGCGGATGGGCGAGTACAAGGGATCCGGGCAGCCGACGTTCTACACCACGCTGCCTGTACTCACCAAGATGCTCCTGGCCCGTGACACCATGGGTCGGCGCCTGTACCGTACGGCGTCCGATCTGGCGTCCGAGCTGACCGTGTCCAGCGTGGTTCCGGTCGAGGTAATGGAGCCCTATGTTGACCTCCTCGGTATCATCGTCAACCTGCAGGACTACACCGTTGGCGCGGATCGCGGCGGGGATATTTCGATGTTCGATGACTTCGACATCGACTACAACCAGTACAAGTACCTGATCGAGACTCGCGTCTCCGGTGGGCTCACCAAGCTCCGGTCGGCGCTGGTTCTCCGTAGCACCAACCCGCCGCCAGCGGCATAGTCTAGATGAAATTCCATGGTAAGGTTGGATACGGCCAGACCATGGAGACGTCGCCAGGAGTGTATGAAGACATCATCGTAGAACGAGAGTATTACGGTGACCTGATGCGAGCGAGTCGCCAGTTTGCCCAGGGAGAGTACCTTAACCCGGATCTTTCCCTGGGTAACATGGTGTCAGTCGTAGCGGATTCTTATGCGAATGAGAATTTCTTCAACATTCGGTATGTGGAATGGCGAGGGGTACGCTGGACTGTCTCCAATGTGGAGATTTATGCTCCTCGTCTAACTATGTATCTTGGGAAGGTGTACAATGGCCCCACGGCTCCAGCTTCAATCGCTCCTCAGTGAGATTACTGAGAACGTCTACTTCCAACCTCCAAACAACGTTCAGATGCAGTATCCGTGCATCGTCTATATGCGAGATGGTAGTTATGTTAAGTTTGCGGACAATGAAATGGCTATGCGAATTAAACAGTATCAGATTACAGTCATTGACCGTAATCCTGACAGCACTCTGCCGGATACTGTGGAAGAATTGGTATACTCCAAGTTCAACCGGTTCTTCACGGCAGACAACCTCAATCACTGGGTTTTCACCC